ATAGAATACAAAAGAAGCGTGGAACCAATGAATTTGTAGATATAGGTAATGATGTTAAATCAGCTAATACTGATTGTATGAAGAAAGCATTACAAATGTATATGAATATTGCAGATGATGTTTATCGCAATCAAGTTGAAGACCTTACATTAGCTGATGAACAAAAGAATGATATTCTTGTTATTGCAAGTGAAATAAGCGAAGAAAGAATGGAACAGATACATGGATTAATAAACGACCAAGCAATAAATACTGCAAATTACAATTCATCAAAACTAAAACTAGAGAGAGAACTGGAGAAGCAAAATGCGAAATCTAAACAATAATTATGGAGAAATTCATTCACTTCTTACAGAAGAAGAATGTTATACAATTGGCACTAACGATGGAAAAGAATTTAGGAGAGTGGTTTATAAAGGAACTAAACTCTTAAATGGAAAACCTATGATGGTGTTTAAAACTGAAGACAATAGTAGATTAACAGTTAACCCATCATTTCACACTTTCACAATAGAAGAACAACCTCTACCTCAGCCTGAAGATTTAGAGTCTAAGGTAGATGTTTACATTAATAATAAAATAAAAAGGGAGAGATAATGGGAAAAGTCTCACAAAAAGATACTCAAGACCTCATAGATAGTGGAGTGTTGAGTAAGAAAGCTCTAACTGCAATGAAAGAAAAAAACTTAGTTGCTAAAAACAGAACAACTATCAAAAGGTTTATGAAAACCGCTGATGGTAAGTTTGTAGAACCTAAGTTATATTTTCGTGGGTCAACTGGAACAAAACCTTCAAAGAAAATGGAAGAGTTCACAGCTGCTTATAATAAATTGCTAGAGAAATACACAACAACTAAAACAAACAATAAATAAGGAGTAATAATGGCAAAAGCACTAGACGCTGTTTTTGATTCAACAGCAGCAAATAGTTGGTTACCAACTGAAGAAGGAAAGTATCCAGCTCACATAACATCTTTAACAACTAAAGAAGTTAATACAAGAGCAGGCGAAGCTATTGTTGTCAATATGACATATAAAGTAGCACCAGAAGTTGCAGATTGCGTTCAAGACTTATGGGAAATGGATGGATACAACTATAAGAAAGACTCAAGTGGAGATAGAATCCCTATTATGAATGGAGATGGTCAAGCCACTGCGAGTTGTGAACACTTAAAAGACAGAACTCTATATGATAATGGATTTTGGGTATTCACTGATACTTCATCTGCTAGTAAGAATCAAAGATACTTTGCTTTACTTGAAAATCTTGGCATCAAATGTGAAGATGATAAAGGTATTAAGAAATTAATGCTAGTCGAAGAAGAAGATGTAATCGGAAAACCTGTTCTTGTTGATGTAAGAAGGCAAGAATATGTAACTAAGGAAACTAGAGATTTACCAGTTGACCAACAAGAAAAGAGGTCTACGTTTAAAGTAAGTACTTTAGAACCTTGGGAAGATGGAGATACTCTTAGTCAAGAAGAACTTGATGACGATGTACCATTTTAGTTGAAAAAAGGGTTTCCGTTAGTATAGGATAATAGGGTAAATTAGAGGCGAGGGTAGTCAGATATACACATCTCTCTCTCGTCTCTCCCTTCCTATTCTCCCAAGAGACTACCCTCAAAATTTCAAAAGGAAGAGATATGAAACAAGAATCAAGTGCAGTAATTAAACTAACTAAGTCTGAAATAGAAATGGTTATTAATGCTTTGCAACTTACTGAAGACGCAGCTAACCATTTTGATATAAACAATATGTTTACACATAAAATAAAACAAGATTTTATTAAAATAAGAACAGATATAATACAAGGAGAAAAAGAAATTGAAACCAGAAACCAAACAAAAGAAAAAAATAGGAATGGCCCGCAAGCTTGCGAAAGCTGCGATGATTGATAAACCTTTATATAAACCAGCACCAGGTTTTGTTTACTTGCAAGATGTTAGTGTTGGTGAATTAGTCGAAACAAGTAATGGGTTACAAGCCATTGTTGTTGAGCATACAAACTCTGCAACTAAAATGTTGGTATTAAAAGCAGACGTTCATCCAGTTGAAGATAAAAATTTTTATTTAGGAAAGCAAAGATGGGGAATAGGAACGGAAGTTAAAGTAATAGGAGATTAAAATGAAACAACCAGTAACATCATTAGAGCAAGAACTTCAAATGAGAATAGAATGGTTAGAGAGAGGATTAAAAGAAATTGTAAATCATTACTCTCATAACGATGTACCAAAAGAGGCTAGGGATATTGCTCAAGCATACCTTGATGGAGAGCCAACAACAGCCGACAGATACAACAGAGGCGATGATGTAGAATATAAATATGGCAAATAATAGAGATGCTGTTAAAAAAAGTCCGTGGGAAACAAAATCTAAAGATGCTAAGAACGCTGATAATAGAATAAAGTTTTGCAAATATTGTAATATGTGTTGGGAGAATGTTCTTTTAACAAATACTGGTAAAGGAAAAGACCAAATATATCATTATGTAGATTTTCCTTCCTATGGAAAGCAAAAAGAAATATGTTTTAAATGCAAAGGAGAGAGAAATGGCAAAAATGTCGTGGATAAGTTACCTATGTGAATCTGGTAACACAAAAGAGTTAATAGAAGAGGTCGGTGAAGAACTTGCCAACCAATTCTTACATGCTCATAATCAAATGAGAGAGAATAGAAATAACCCTGCATATCATAAATTAAACGAAATTCATGATGAAATGCAGAAGGAGGTTAAGAATGAACAAATGTCCAGCGTGCGGTTATCATCTAAAAAGTAATCCCAATATGGGGAAAGAGATGAACAAAATACTTAAAGGTCGAAATAAGAGAACTGTAAAAATGCTCAATAAAATAGCATCGTTAATTACTTCGGAAATACCATCGGAAACAAGATATAAATATTATCAATTTCTACATGGTACTAAAGTAATAGAAGACAATGTTATAGAATGGGCTCTTCAAAGATATTATGAAGGTGAACATGTTTATCAAGGTAAAGGATTTGCTTATCTTAGAAGTATCGCACAAACTAGAGGTAAAAACATAGAAACAATAAAAAGAAACGAGAGAGCAAGATTAGGTTCTGTGCCTCCTGTTTATCAAGGAGAATAAAATGATAGTTTTTAATATAGCAGAATGGATAATAAATTTTTTAGTACTTGGAGTTAGTATCTGTTTTTGGGCTGGAGGGATTTTTATGGTAACAATGCTAGTAACTGTATTAAAAGATTACATAGTAAGTTTTTTTGAAAAATAAAGGAGTTAATATGCCAAAAAAAACAACTAAAAAGAAAAACATACCAAATAATTTTAGAGGAAAGGAAGACTTGTTCTTCAAAAAGATAAGAGATGGATTAAAGAAATTTTTAGAATCACCATTCAAATGAATACACCAAAAGAAAGATTAAAGGAGATTATAAAATTAATTAAAGACTTAGGTTGGGATTATGAGAGATTTTCATCCTCAGGTCAAGAAACATATGATAAGATAATAGAACTTATTATAGATAAACAATAAAAGGAGAGAACTATGTTACAAAATGCAATATTTCCAGTAAAAGAAGTACCAGCAATAGCAGCCGCTGATAGCAAATTTACAGAGATAAATTCAACAGGATATAAATTCATAGTAAGAGAAGACACGGGCCAAGTGCTTAGTTGTATGACAGATAATTATAGACTTGTTACAAATAAATCTATCATTGATGCAGCTGAACCAATAATTGATAAGCATGGTGGAGAAGTGAAAGAAGTAAATGTTTTTAGCAATGGAAGGTCTGTTCATATGAAATGGCATTTTCCTAAACATGTTGTCAAGATTGGAAAAGATGATGAATTAACACCTGAGATTGTTGTAGGTAACAGTTATGATGGTACTCTTGGAGTAAATATTATGGCTGGAGCATTCAGATTAATCTGTTTAAACGGTGCTGTTATAGGTATAGTTGCTTCTAGGTACAAGAACAAACATATCAAATCCAATATCTCTTTTGATGATTTCGATGAAGTAATCTCAGAGACAATGGATAAAACAAAGTTAATCTTTAAAGAAGAATTTCCTGTTTTACAAGGAACTAATTTTAAAGATAAACATGTTATTGATTTCTTGCAAATGTTTCCATTACAAGCAAATGAATTAGTCACACAAGCTCTTATAGCAAATAAACCTAAATCATTTTGGGATTTATTTAACGTAGGTACTAACGTACTAAGTCATCACATGAATAGAAATGCTCAATCCACTCACAACATTGAAGGAAGATTATATCCTGCAATTAAGAAGTGGGCTACTAAAGAGGCAAAAGTTGCCATCGCTTGATTGGTACGATTGTCCTATTGTTATACCTTATTATGGTGGGAAGTATGAGTTGAGTAAAAGATTTGTTCCACTCATACCCCCACATGATAGGTATTTCGAGGTCTTTGCTGGAGGTTTATCAATGTTCTTCAGAAAAACAAAGGCTGAATGGAATGTACTAAACGATAAAGACAACAACATTGTAAATCTGTATATATGTATAATAGAAAAAACGGATGAGCTTGTAGATATACTAAATTGGTTTCCCAAGTCTCGTAAATTATTCTTAGATTTCAAAGAGGAAGTACAGGAAAAACAAGAGATTGAGATTCCAGACCCAATGAGAGCAGCTCAATATTTCTATTGTATCAGACACAGTTTTAATAAATTAATTCATACCCCCTTATCTATGGTAAAAGATTGGAATAAAAACTGGGAAGAAGAGTTTAAATACTCAAGAGAAAAAATAGGAGGTGCCACTATAGAGAATTTAGACTTTGCAGAACTAGTTGATAGATACAATCCAAGACAAGGAGATTTCTGGTATCTAGACCCACCATACTTTATTGCTCATGAAAAAGGTAACAAGTATTATCAACATAATTTTACTGCTGATGACCATTTAAGGTTAAAAGAAAAGGTAGATAAAATACATGATGATGGTGGAAAGTTTATGGTAAGTTATGATGCAGATGAAAGAGTTGCAGATTTGTATAAAGACTATGATGTTAGAACAATAGATTTAAAATACGCAGGTGCAACTGACGAGGCAAAACAAAAAGAGAGAAAAGAATACTTAATAATAAATTATGAACCTGCTCATCAAGCAAGTTTATTTTAATAAGGAGATAATATGGCAAAAGAAATAAATGCAGCTCCATCCGCCTTAGAAGCTGAACAAGCTTTATTAGGTTGCATTTTAGAGGGAGGAGAAAGAGAGCAAGAGATTGCTATGGCTTGGATAAGAGATAATAATGCATTTTATACTATAGAAAATAGACAAATATGGGAATCAATGGCTGAGTTGTATAAAGATGGAATAGAGATAGACTTTGTGACTCTTAGCAATAAAGTAAAAGACATACATGGAGAAAGTAAAGCATATTATATAACTGGATTAACAGAAGCTTTAATTAGTATAGCAAATGTTGAGAATTATGCAAGAATAGTATGGGAAAAATACATACAAAGAGAGACTGCTAAATCAGCTGAAGCTTTACTTAATGCAAGTTATGAAGACTATAAAGAAGTAGGCAGTATATTAGAAAAACATAGCAAATTAATAGACGAATTAAGACAAATACAACCATCTAAAATTAAAGACATTGAAGTATTGGTTGAAGAGATGAAAGCAACAGTAGAAGAAGATACTAATCTTATACCATTTAATCTTGGACATCTCGATACATTTGCAGGTGGAATGACTCGTAAAGAAATTACTGTATTAGGTGGTAGGCCCGGTCATGGAAAAACAACTCTTGTAATAAACATCATTAAAGGATTGGTTGAACAAGGTTACAGAGTAATGTTATTTAATCGAGAAATGAGCAATACAGAGATGTTAAAGAAGATGGTGGTAATGGAATCACATTCTCTTAAATACGGAGATATAAGACGAAATGACCTATCTGATATTAATAAAGAAGAGTTTGAGCTAGTATCAGAAAGAATAAAAAGCGAATATGGTGAGTTTCTTATGTATGATAATGTAAGAAGCCTTGATGATTGTTTAAGAGAAATTGCTAAACATAAACCAGATGTAGTTATTGATGATTATATTCAATTGATACAAGTAGATGGAGTTAAAGAAGGAAGAAGGTTTGAGATTGAAAAGATAATGCAAGAATACAAATGGATATGTAAGCAAGAAGATTGTTCAGCAATATTAGTATCTCAATTAAATAGAGAAATTGAAAAGAGATTAGACCCTAGACCTCGTATGAGTGATTATGCAGAGTCAGGTGTAATTGAACAAACTGCTGAATCGGCAATGTTTGTATTCTACGGACACAACTTTGATAGTGAAAAATTTAATCCATATAAAAGTGAAATTATAGTAGCTAAAAGTAGATATGGTAAAATAGGAACACACTTAGTTGGGTTTAATGGAGGTAGGTGTAAATTCTATATGAACTCAAACATGGCGGAGAAAGACAATATTGCATAAAAGTTGCTTGGGGTGTTATTACGAATACCATAGTAAATGCTATTGGTTTAAACTAAAAAATAATAGCACCCCAAAAGAAATACCTAAAGATGTAATAGGAAAAGGATGTAGTAAGTATTATAACACATCAATTGGTATATCTAAATCTAAATTGCAACAATTGTTAATAGAAAAATTTGATGGAGAAATTGTCGGAGACAAATACGAACCTCCTTCTAAACCAATAAAAGAATACAAAAGAAAGTGGGTTAAAAGCCCACATAAGTATTCTCACAGAAAGGATGCACAATGAATAAAACAATAATAGGAATAGACCCCGGTGCTAGTGGAGCTATTAGTTTTACAACAACAGATAATAAGATAAGAAACAAAAACGGAGTTACTCCATATAAATGCCATAAATTAATACATGGCAGAACAATTATATGTACTATGGCAAAACAAGCATACCATAAAGAAGTAGTAGCATACATAGAAAAAGTTCATGCAATGCCCCATGATGGTAGAAGTTCTTTGTTTAAATTTGGAGTAAACTATGGAATTTGGTTAGGAATATTAAATGCTAAAGGAATTAAAACAATAGAAGTATCACCACAAAAATGGATGAAATGGTGGGAGAATAAATTAGGTATCAAACTTCCAAAAGAAAAAAAAGACAGAAAGAACAAACTTAAAGAAATAGCTTCTGATTATATTGACTATGAGCAAAAGACTACTTTATGGAACGCAGATTCAATTTTAATAACAATATACGGAATGTACACAGAAAAGGAGAGAGACAATGGAACACAAAGATAGTATAGAGTTTTGGATTTACACATCTGAAAATGTTAATAAGACTATTAAAAAAGCATTAAATAAATATGACACTGAAACTATAATAAGTCTATTAAATCAATTTAAAGAATCAACTGAAATTTTGCAGAAACTTCTTGAAATGTCAAATGAAGAAAGATTTTCAGCATAGTCTCCTTTACTAACTGAAAAAGAATAAGGGGGTAAGTTTTTACTTGCCCTTTTGTTCTAATGCATATAAAGCATGTTGCATTTCTAATGTTAAACCAGAGTATTTTTGTTTTTTCTTAGATTTTTTCTGAAGTTTTTCAAAGTAATAATTTGGAAATGCTTTTTTAATAGCTGGTTCTGCGTGGTCTCTATAGAAACTACCATCTGAAGCTTTTTTAGGATATAGAGTAGCTTCTTGAGCTACCGCTGAAAAAACACCATAAGGAGATTTAATAGCCATTGGAATCCATCTATCTACAGTTCTACCAAGAAATTGATTTAATAATCTTGTATTTCTAGCAACAGCTCCCATGTTATCTTCATTCGCAAAATCACCAGTATTTATTAATATGTTGTTTATATAGGGAGTATCTGCATTAATTAATTCTGTTGCTATACCGACATCCATTATGGTATTAACTGTAGGCCCTAACTTAGAACCAATAATTCCCTTACCATAAAATTCTCTATTAATTTTTTCTAATTCTTCTGGGTCATCCCAATCGGAAAATAATAACAAATACAAATCATGAACCATTTCAAATCCAACATGTTCTATTAATGTTTGACTGTATCCAGTCATATATTCAAATAATGCTGGGCCAATAAAATATGCAGTTGACATATTCATAGCTCTATGAACTCCAGCGGCATCTTTAAACCAATTTGAAAATTTATCTTCTTTCTTTTTGTATTGTTCCCAATCTCCCATAGCTTCTTTATATATAGAATAATTTTTTTCTAAAAATTCCATTCCATAATGTTGAAATTGAAATACAAATTGACCAACTCCTTCTCGCATATTTCTTGCTTTAGCATATGAATTATAATCAAAGTGATTTAATATAACCATATTCTTTGCATAATTTTTTGCAAGTCTATTTTTTTCAGCATTTACTGAAGTAATGTTACCTTTTTCTTTTTGTTTTTTAAGAAAAGCATCAAATGGTACACTATTATAAAGAGCTTTATGCATTTGAGCATATGCTATTTTAGCTGTAAATGTTCTATTTGCATTTTCAGCTGTTCTATGAGCCCAAGATGTTACTTGAGCAATTTTATTTATTCCTTTACCAAATATTTTTATTCCTTTATATACAAAATCTTCTTCATTTCCGTAAAATATTTTACCATTTTCATCCATTCTTCTTATTTTATATATAGAAGCACTTTCCTTAGTTATCCCAGATTCTATTGCAGATTCAGAAGTATCCATATATAGATTAGCATCTTTTAAAAAATCCTCTATATTAATATTACCTAAAGGAGCTTGTTCTTTTAAGTATCTCATAGACTCTCTTACACCTGCAGTTGTCATAGTAGCAAGATTCATTAAAAATTGAGTTGTATTTCTAAGAGCTGCTCTAGGGCTAATTCCTAATTTGTTAATAAATTGATAACCTAATAATGCTTTTTTTACTTCATGTAAATATCCAGAATGCCTTGCGTTGCCATTAACAGAACCATATAAACTATCCATTAATGATACTATTTTTTGAGAATACTCAGATTCTTCTTTGTACATATTTTTAGCTTTAAATAAACTATCCATAAAAGCATCATTTAAAAATGCAGTTGTATTAAATTTGCTAACATTCTGAATATATGTACTAACAACGTCTATGAAATTTTTACTATAATCATGGTCTCCATGCTTACTTCTAGTTTTAGCGTGGTCAACTATCCATAAATTCATGCTCTCTACAATACTTTCAATGGTCTTTTTTTCTTTTGACATATCTATATTTGTTTTTTGCAAATCATCTATGTTTGTCATTAATCCATCCATCATAGTCGCATTTAAATCTCTAACAAAATGAGGAAAATAACCATCTTCTTTATATTTAGGCATTATTTCAGATATTAAATTTTCTTTCATATTTTCTAATTTTTCTGATGTTCCAGAAAATTCTGGCCTATTAGCAATTCTTTTAACAATAGAATCAACAACTTTAATAATTCCATTTCTTAAATGGTCATAAGAATCAGACATAAGTTTGTTATACTCTCTAGCTGCTGCAACTAAATCATTTGGAACTCCAACTTTAGGAAGAAAATCACTATAGTCTTCATCAGTCAATCTTACCAATAATGTACCATTGTCATATCTTTTAACTCTGTCTTGTGCTTTTTTATCACCAGAATTTGCCAATTCAACTTCTTCGTTGTATTTCATTTTAATAGCTTCTGGCATTGTTGTTTCTATTATTTTAATAAATTCTGTAAATGTTTTTACACTTCCTTTATTCTCAAAATTTTCTAAAACTAATCTAGTTTTATCAATAAGTTTTTGGTCCCCAGAATCAAGAGCTTTAACATGTTCTATTTCTAGCTTTCTATGCTTTCTTAATGCCATATTTAATTTAACATTACTAAATATACCATCAATCCCACCAGCAGACTTTATTGATTCAATTACTGTGTCAAATTTTTGCGATAAATCAGAAGACCTTTTACTATCACTTTCTATTATTCCACGAATTTTATCTATAGATTTTTTTAATAAAGGGTCTTTTTTCCCAAGAATACTTCCAGTCATAAATCCTTCAGCTGCCTGAACAGATGAAAACTTATCACTAGCAACTCTTTTTGTATATTCATCTAAATCTTTTATGAACATATTTATATTGCCATTAGTTAAAAACCCACCTTGCTCCTTACTTAAAAGAACAGCAGCTTCTATAGGCATATGAAATCTAGATTCAAACATCCCCATTGCCGCTGAATAAGGAGATTGTATATTTTGATTAACTACGTCACTGTTAGCCCATTTTTCAATAAACTTCCACAGTCTTATAGCTTTTTTATTTTGTACATTATTACAGTTTACTTGCATATTAACAATCCAAATATTCGCCCATTGTTTTAAATGTCTCATAAGAAGAATCTTTCATTGGATTCTGCCTTGAAGCTGTCATTAATGAACTTTGTATTTTAGTTACAGATTCTAACATTTTAATTACTTTAGCAGGTGTTTTTACTTGTTTAGGGCCAAACTTAAGAAATTTATTATGCTTATGTATTGGATTATTTCTTATATCAGTTGGGACTCCATCGTCACCTTCTTGATTGTAAATGTCCATTTTTGTTAATTTTATAAAATCTTCATCTAAACTTAATCTTAAATCCATATACCTTATAGGATTAACATAATCTTTTCTTGCTGACATTTCTTCTAAATCATTTAATTTAGTTAAAAATTCTTGATATTCATCAGAGTCTTTATTAGGCATTAATTTTACATAATCATTGTAAAAAGCAATAACAGATTTATTTATAGTTGACAATGGATTATTAGGTAGCATTTCCCTTACCCAATCAAAATCATTATTTTGTTGTAACCTATATTGCATATTCCTATCAAAAGGAGCTAACCCAAATAATTCTAAATTATCATTTTGCACATCTGCAATTCTCAAACCTGTTTCTTTATCAAAAAACTTTCTATATGAATCACTTCCCATAGCTAATGATTCTAATACAAATTTAGCCATTGTTTCATTATCTTTATTTACAGATATATCATTAGACAATACTTTAGAACCTTTTGCAATACCAGATAACAAAACTATACCATGTTGATACCTTTGAGTTTCTTTATAAGGTATAGCAACTGGCCTATTATTAAAAACCCCTATCGCATCTCTATTTCTTGTTGGTTCCATATATGCATAAAGAAAATTAATTCCATGTTCAGAAATTTTTTCCATTAAAAACTTTTCTCTTAACTGAAAAACATTATCTATTCCAACTCTGTGGTTAACAACGTATTCAAGCATGTCTTTATTTTGCAATATACTTCTACCTTTATGCGGTAAAATATTATCTAATAAAGTATTACCTCCATAAGTTTGCCTATTAAAATCTTTTAAATCTTTTAAATCTTTTTTAGCATCATCATCTAATGTTGCCCACCAACTATCATAACCAAAACCTTTTGGAGTTGCTCTTAAAAATGCGTGTAATGTATTAAAATGAATAATAGACCTTTTGAGGTCGCTATCTTCGATGCTAACGTATTCTTTATATTTTAAATCTTTTGGATGTATTTTTGATATATCTTTTTGAAATTCTTTATTAAAATCTTCTTTTAATTTTTTAATAACCCAATCTATATTGCCCGATTTTTTCTTTTTCCAATTAGGTGAATATTTACTATTCCATATAAAATTCTTTTTCTTATCTAATCTTTTAATAAGAGATATTCTTTTATTAAAATCTTGAGTATCAGCAATAACTTTTTTAGAGAAACTTTCTAAATCTGACTCTGGCATTGAATCAAATTCTAAATTAGGGTCTCCATCTTCTTGACCAGTAAAATCTACATACTTAGATGGCATACCAAGCATTTCTTCAAACCAACTTTCGACTTCAAGATAAGTTGATGTATCTAAATTGTATTCTTTTTTAGTATCTAAAAATTCTCTTTTAGCAATTTCAACAGCTATCCTATCTAAATATCCACCGCCTTGTCCATTATATATATCAGTTAAATTATCTTGTATTGGTTTAAAAGCTCCATTATTAACATCTAATAATGATTCTAAATAACTTTTATCATCTCTATCTATTTTTCTTTTTTTATAATAAAGTTGCCTGCTCATAGATTTGTAAATGTCTTTATGGAAATTTCTAAAAATTTTAGAACCCATATGCAAATCATAGAAACTTGTTTTTCTTTTAGCCCCCTCAACATATGTTTCATCACCAAATGCACTAAGTAATTTATTTTGTTGATTTAAAAATTCTCTTATTACCAATTTATCAGCGCTATTTAAATCTTCAGTTGCTTTATATTTATTGTCTGTTTTATCTAATTTGAATTTTTGAAATATTCTTACCCTTTTTCCTTCAACTGTTTGTCCATTTTTTATAATAGATTTCAGGTCTTGAGATTTTGCTTCTCTTGGAGATATAGATTCACGATTAGTTGGAAATAAAAATTTATCAGCCCATTCATAAATATTAGCAGCTATTTGACTATTTAATTTATTTTGACCATCAAGTATATATTGAGATTCTAAAGCATATCTTTGATAAAATGCTAAGGTTCGAGTATCTATTGTTACATATTCATCTTCACCACTTTTATACAATAAAGCCGGGCCATCATACTGCCCAGTTTGTTCATTCAATCTTATCTCACCACTCCATCTTTCTCTTTTAGTTTCATCAAATAAATAATCATCATTTCCCAAATTTTGAAGATAATTTATTTTTCTGACTGTTTTAGCTACTATACCAATCCCTTGTTTATAAGCAATAGAACTACCCATTTTTGAAAGCATTTGTTTTCTAGAATCAACAGCGTTTAATTGAAATGTAAAATTAGAAGGAGTCTGAACATCGCTTGGGTCAATTCCTTGTACAAAATACGCTTGATTTCTTGCGATATAATCAAACATATAATCGCTATGAGCAAAAAAGTAATCTACTTTATCAGCATCGTAATCACCTTCGTAAACATTTGCAATATCAAAAGAATTAATCTCAGCGGCTAAGCCTTGTTCTTTATCTAGGAATCCTTTCAAACCAAGCAATGTAATATCATTAGGCCTTGTTCTTGGATTTCTTCTAGATATAATACCTATTTCATATCTTTTATCTAAAGCTTCAGCAATGGCTTCTATTTTGAGATGAGCTCCTTCTAAAGTTGAATTATTTAATAAATCTTTTAGATTGTCAATTATTTTTTTATCTTCTTCTGATTGAAGTTTATTTTGCTCTTTGCCAGTAGATTTTACATCTTCAATAAATTCATCAATTGTAAATATTTTTTCATTCTGAACTATTCTAATATTTTTTCCAGCCTTTGACATTTCGGAAAGTTGTATATTTTTTTCATTTTGAGATAACATTATTTGTCCTCTCAAAATCATTTTATTTGCTTTGTTAAACAAAGTTGGTAATAATCTTGTTCTTTTACCCTCTCCTTGATAAGCTGTTGGTGAAGATATTATAAAAGCCTGCCCTCCGTATCTATGAGATTCTACATCATCTAATTCTTCCTCAGGTGCAATCCTTTTTGTTAAGGCTCTTCTTTCTCCAAATATATTGTCTATATATTCTTTTGCTAAATATTTTTTTACTTGATTAATACTATAATCACTGGCATCTGTAGCCCAAGTTTCATTCTTACTTAAATTTAAATAATAAAGCATACCACTTAAATTACCCAAAGCTCCATCAGTTGCCCCTTCTGGTATATTTCCTTCATACATTGCTCTTTTCATAAATGCATTTAAGTTGTATGGGTCAACCATTATATTTTCCATTTCATTTAAATTTGCAATTAATTCATCAACAATTTCGGAAAATGCTTTACCAGTTTCTACTTTATCCATATAGTTATAATCTTGGTCAGACTCACTTGCAGATAATCTATCAGCATCTTTTTCTGGTCTAAATCCTATTCCATCAATAGGGATTGTTCTTATAATATCGTTTTTATTTCTTATTGAATGATTAGATAATTCATCCCACCTTACCCCTTTAATAACTGTTTCTATTTCTTTTCCGTCTTTATCGTATTTGCTGTCATATGCTTTTGCTCCAGATTTTGTAATAAGAATATCTATGCCTTTATTCTTTTTAAAGAATCCTTCAATGGAAGGGTTATATACAAATAAGGTTTTACCATATAGCAAGGTTTTTCCTTCTCCTTGAGAAGATATTACAGGTTTAATAGGATTCATAGAATCTGGATTATGTCCCATTATTGCATGATATTCCATCATTGCTTCTTTAGATATAAAAGCTATACTATCAAACGCAGAAACCTTTCTATGAGCTTCGCCTATTATATTATCATAAGATATACCTTCTGGTAAAAGATTGTCATCTTCTAAATCCCTCATTAATTGTTCCATATTTTCTATATCATCATCCCATATTGCAACATCGTATCCGTCTTTTTTTAATCTTTTACTTAATAATCTAGAAACTTTGTCAGATGACCCAGCTTCTGTTGCAGCAGCTCTAGCCCTCATAATTGAAGTAATATATTCTTTACTAGGTCTAACAAAGTTTTTAGTTGTAAATAACTTTACTCTTTTTATATAACTGTCTACTTCTGTGGGGTCTGTTGAGCTTAATATTTTATAAAATAAATCATTTGTTTTACTTTTATATCCAACTTCAAGAACTAAATATCTCATTGCTAATTCTATTCTATCTTCATCATAAAACAATGGATTTTCAGTTTTATCAAAAGCATCTTTTATAGATTTCATTATTTGAGCTGATTTTGTATCTACTTTATCGTAATGCTCTTCATAAAATCTATCAAATTCATCTACAATCTTTCTCATATCAGTAGTTTTAATAACAATACTATCCATACCATCGTAAATATCAAGTTTTTTAATACCAATATCATTTGGAGCTGCCCTTGTTTCCTCATCCATTAATACACTGGCATCACCTCGTTGTCTTTCTCTATAGTCAAATATTTGTTCCATAGATGGATTTAATGTAAGTTCTTGTAATTGAGATTGAACAGTTTGTCTTACTTTTAGTATTTGCTTTTTTAAATAATCTGGTATATCCTCAGTAGATAATATATTATAAGTTCTTTCTACCCAATTACCACCTTGGTCTGGAACAGTTTTAATTACATTGTTATCAAATATTGCATAATCTAATCCTAATTCTCTAAAAAATCTAAAAACAGGATTGTCTTGCTGGACATCACCTTTCGGGTCTTCAATTATTTTATCATTTACTATGCTTATTTTTCTAACAACTCTTCTATCTTTAGTTCCAAAAACAATTTGATTTATATCTTGTATTATATTTTTTTTCTGGTCTGGCCTTAAATCATTATATTCAATGTTGTTTACAGCAATTCTTTCCGCTAATCTTTTCACTGTAACATCTGTTATGTTCCCCATTTCATCAAATATTTCATTTTCAAATATTGTTTTTTTAACAAGAGAATCTTCATTTTCGTGGTTTACATATTCGTTATTACCATCTTCACCTAAATAAATAAGATTATATTTTTTAAAAAATCCATCTAAATTTAATGATGGGTTTTTAACTGTATCGCTTGAATCCCCAATATACAACCTATGTAATTCTTTTCTTTTTTCAATTTGATTTTGAACAAATTCTTCTCTAAATCCTCTTTTTTCTAATGTTCTTTCTATTAAATCACTTTCTTCAAATTTTTGTATTAATTTATCTTCTTCAATTAATTCAAGTTTGTTATCTACATTTCTTTTAATAATGCCTTGAAACTTTAACATACTCAATAATTGCAATTGTCCTTCATCTCCAAAACTAGTAATATATTCTAACATTTTACTTTTAACACTATCAAGTTTTGTATTTGTCATAGCATCAAATAATTCTTGAAGAACAATATTTTCTTCTGATTTGTCTCTTCCTATGTACATTTCATCTAATCTTTGCGCTAATTCAACAGCTGAGGATTCATTAACGAGATGATAATTGTCGTCTAATATTTGAACAAGACCATCTGTTTCTTTGTTTAATCTTTTTAATATTGCATTATACTTTTCTTGCAATTCTACATTAGATGGAATATTTAATTTTCTTAATAAAAATCCTTGTATATTTTTATCTTTAATTAATCCAGCTTTCCCAAAACTAGCAAGAGCAGATTGCTGAACTATAAAATCAACATCAGAGGGGCTGATTACTGAATTATTTAATCTCGTCCTATTAATGTCTTTCAAAACCATTGAATACATAAATTCAAGATTGGGAGCATTTAAATCATCAACCCATTTACCTAAATATCCTTTTAATGCAGATATTTCAGTATCTGTTACTTTTCTTTTAGAAGGGGATTCAGTAACTGTATATTTACCAATTGCTTTTAAAATTCCATGTATTTTACCTAAATCAAGAGCTTTATTAGGAGATTCAGAATTTATTTTACCATAATCATCAACTATCATAAGTTCTTTTTTATTATCAGTAGTAACTACTTCTTGAAGTATCCCAGAATTACGCAACAAACTTTCCAGTTTATCATCAGTAATATCTGGATTAAGAGTATTCATTATTAACTTAGTAACATTATTACCCTTGTTCTGTATAATTGGCATTAAATAAGATTCTACATCTGTGTATCTAAATTCTTTTCTTCCATCAAAATTTTCAGTTGATTGATTAATTGATTTTTCTGAATCTCTTACAATATTATATAATCTTTTTAAAGATTCCTCAGATTGGACAGTGTTTTGATTAACGCTATGTGAAGTTGCATTTCTTAATCCTTTGCTAATTTCAGCAACCATTTCAAGACTTCTAAACATATCCAATAAAGCTTCCTCAGCTTCTTGTCCACTTTTACCATCTAACCATTTTTCAAAATCACCATTTCTTGCTTTCTTTAATAATTCATCACTAGCTTTAAAAATTGATGGTGTTATTATTCCTTTTGAATTAGACTCTATATTTATACCATCTAGTTTAGCATTGACTATTTCCTGAAGAACTCCCTGAATATTTTGCTCTATCCCTTTTGTAGACTCAATAACTCTATCTTCAAATGCAGTATTTAAATCATCTACAGTTTTAAATCCTTGCCTGTCTAGGATTTTCATTATCTCATTTGCTTGAGTTTCTGATATTTGGTCTAATGTTTTAGAATATCTAAAATCTTCACTCATAAGTTGATACAATACATTCATTTTTCCATCGTGAGGGTCAAATGGAGTTCCAGATTCAAAATCAAGAAATGATTTTTCGCCCTCTGGTAAAACATCAGATGTTATTGTAGCATCATCATCGCTTATTATTCTTTGCTCTCTTAAATACTCTGTTAACTCTGCATTGTCTCTTACTAATCCAACTCCAAACCTATCATTCGGTCTGGATAATGTCGATGCATAAAATGTATTTTCAACATCAATACCAAGAGCTTCTAGGGACTGTCTTGTATTGTTTATATTAGCTTCCCAATCTCTTCTTGCAAAATTACCTCTTCTTTGAGTCCAAGCACCTATAATCATACTTGAAATAAAATCTTCCACTTGAAGTTCTTGTCCATAGACATGCGCATATACACCTTGCGAACCAGCCATAGCAAGACCACCTATTCCCATTCTAGGTAATAATTCAGCATAGTTTTTAAAACCTTCTCTCCGAGCTTGAGACATTAATTCTTTACCATATTGCCTTCTTGTTTTCATTAACCATTTTCTTGCTTGGTCTTCAGCATTATCACCAAACTCTTCTCTCAATCTTCTTTCAACATTTCTTTCAGTTAATGCTCTATTACCCATTCCCATATTTTGCAAATCAATATAATTTTTTTCACCTTTAACAGACCAACTTATTTTAGTTTCTTTTCCATTTAATTTATTTGTCCTTGCAAGATTAACCATCTGTTTTGATAAATATGCTAAATCTTTACCTTTGTATCTATCTGTATTTAAAAATGCTTTTATTCCATCTCCAAAATCTTTTCTAGATTTAGTCATTTTACCTAAAGGTCTAAATGGAGCCGTAGCTGCATTAACAGCTGTCCCCATCAAAAATCCAGTAACCATAGCATGTGATGTCCTTCCCCAATCGTATTCATCTCGATAACCAGCTAAGGTGGGGTCTTTTGTTTTTTGTAAATATTCTTGGCCCATTAATACGCTTTCCATAACACCATCAGCTATAGAAAACATAAATGCATCGTGTAAAGCTTCACTTGCAAATCTACCAACAGCGTTATCACCAAATCTTACTCTAGCTAATTGATTTAAATTTTGAATTGGAACACCTTTTGCAGAAGCATCAACAGCATTAGCCATATTTCTTATAACAGTTGCTTGTTCTTTATTTAATGTTCCTCTTCGTATTCCTCTATCTATAAGTTGATTTATTTCAGAATTAAACCTATCTCTAAATACTTTATCAGCTTTTAATGATTTTGTAGCTGCTCCACCAGCTGTTTTATTTAAGACATTACTAAATTCATTAACTACTGTTTTATCTAATCCTTTAACTCCTTTTACATTAATTGCTTTACGAGTAGCCTGACCTAATGTTTGTTTTCCAAGAAGACCAGACGCTATTCTAGTCATAGGAACTCTTAAAAGAGCACTAGTTGCCCTAACGGGTAATCCAGTTATGTAACCTATTCCCGTACCAACTCCACCAGCTATTCTTGCTAATTTATTTTCTTCTTGAATTTGCCTAGCTATAGCTTGTGGGCCATATTCTTCATATTCTTCTGGTAAAAGAGCTGATTCAAGAAGGCCAGGTAATCCAAATCCAGCTGATTCTGCCCATTCGTAACCTCCAGCATAAACAATATCTAATAAAGAAGAACCAGTCCCAACTGGAATTTCTGGAGTTGGAGCAGAAGCAGTAGAAGGAAGTTTGCTTACTATATCTTCTATTGTTTGATTGGGAAGATTAAAATTATAATCTGTAATTAAAGACGGAGCTGTTGTATTTTGTTGCTGTTTTCTTCTAAGCTCTATAAGTGCTTGTATTGCTCTTTGGCTAGGCATACTATTCTAATTCTGACGGGTCAATACCTTGAGATATTAATTGTTCCCTCTCATTTTCTGTTATAAACCAAAGACCTGCTTCTTTTGCAGCCATTTTAGCTAATTCATCTATTCTTTTGTTTCTGTTTTCTAGCATTAGTCTATCGAGAGAAGATTGAAATTCACCACTTTCTTTGGCGTCTTCAAGAATTTTTCTATTTTTTTCAACTTGGCCAATTTGATACAATCCAACTGTTAAAAATTCATGAGGAATTCCAAAATCTTCTAATTTATTTTTTAATTCTATATCATTAGCCATGGGCCCAGATAGCTCATCTAAAATTTTCAACAAAGGTCTATAATCTGATTTACCTTTTAATTTAGCATTCATTTCAGATGTTGCAATCCCAGAAAGAATTAAATCACCGTATTTTCTTTTATCAAATAATTCTTTTACATAATCTAATTGTTTTTTAGTTGATTTATCATCCCAAAAAGTACCTTCGCCCAATCTTTCCTTAATGTTAGTTCTTACAGAATCAAAATCTTCAAGTGAAAATTCATCATCAGTTATTGCATTTCGGACTTCTTGAAATACAACAGGAGGTATTAAATTATTATTTTTCCAATTATCTATAATATCAGAAGCTCTGTTTCTTTCCATTATATCTAAGCTAGCATCGACTTTAGCAAATGCCTCATCAGTTCGTTTTTGTTCATATTCTTCAAGTTGTTCTTGAGAAACAGCTAATTTAGTTTCAGCTTCCCCTATTTGAGCTTCTTTTAATCTTTTTTCTAATTCTATATTTTCTGGACTTTCCTGTCTTTGGAATTTGTTTAATTCTAATTGAGCTGCTTTTAATTGGACATCTGCTATTTTTATATCTCTATCTTCTTTCGCAGCAGCTCTTTTTTCTTGAGCTATTCTAAAATCCATCATTTTAGATTGTAATTTATTATCATAATCTTGCTGTCTTAGTTTAGTGCCTAATTCAAGCATAGATAAAGATTCACCAATTTTTTGACGTTCTCTTTCTAGTCTGTATTTTAATATATTATTTAAACTTTGTAAAGCTTGTGACATTATCCAAATAACCCAAAATATTTTTGTTCAGATTGTCTTTTTGCGAGTTTTCTTTGCATTTCTAATTGTTGTTTATTAGTCATCAAATCAAATCGTTGCTTTTCAAAATCAGAAAGAATTGAACTAAGGTCTTCAGCTACCTTTATATCTATATCTTCTAATTTCTTTTTAGATTCTTCTCTGTATTCTTTAATAGCTTCATCATTATCTAGGCCTCGTGCAAAATCTTGTTTCCTTTTTAAGTCCATTTCAGAGCTTCTTAATTTCCCTATTGCTTTACCATAGGATGAGCTAACAGTTTCATATAGTCTTTTTCCTTTTTCTTGAGCGACTTGAAGACTGGGACCTAACATCTTTGTTAAACTTTCTTTAGCATCTTCAGTAGAAGCTATAGCTTTGTCATAAAAACCAACTTGGTCTCTTCCTTGTTGTCTAGTTGCTTTAGTTTGACCATGTTGTTGAATTAGCCCCAATCCAAAAATTGCAGCGGCAGCTAACCATTTTTCTTCTTTTCCAGTTTTGGGATTAATAGTTGAAGCAGCCACTTTATCCAAAATTTGCTCACCTAATTTCCCATGTTCTTCTATTAATTTTTTTTCAAGTTTATTAACATGCCAAAGGCTTCCACTTGATGTTTTAACCATCTCAGTATCGCCAAATCTTCCATGTTTTGATAAATTTTTATACATAATGTTTTATTAATCTGGTATATTCCATCCCATTGCATCAGCATCTTCATCTGATATAAAATAAGACTCAAATGATTTATTAGTATCCAACCCTTTTCCAACCATTCCATACAATTTTGTAATATCAACAAATTTTTCTGGAATATCTAATGTTTTTGGAAGAGATTTAGAAGAATAACTTGAGCCTGAAAATTCTTTTGTTAAATCATCAACAAGCTCTAAAGATTTAATCTTTTTACCACGAGCAGCTACATCGTATTTACTTCCAAAACTTTTTTCTCCTACAAAATATTCATCTTTTTTATACAAATAATCACTTAAAGTTGCTTTTTGTTTACTCCACGGATTAATCACATCCATAAGACTAGGTTTTTTTTCAACTCTTAAAGGGGCAACTCCTTCTGGAAGAGAAGTCTCAAAAGCAGCTATATCTGATTTTATTTTTGATTGCTCTTCAAAAGATTGAGCTAAAGTATCAGATAACTCTAAAGCAGAAAAACCCAATTCGTAAAGAGTGTCAGATTCAGCTCTGTCTATTTTAAATAATTCAGCTGATTCTTGAGCATCTATTAAAGAAGTTGAAATATCAAAATAATCAGATGCTAATTGTCTTTCAGCTCGACCTTTGGCTCCTATAGCGGATTTTATTTTTTTTGAAGAAGAAGATGGCATATTGATTATATACTTTTACTATTTAATTTAATTAACATATTTTTTTTATCCAATAACATTATGTTGTGTGTCTTGTTGTGCTAAAAATCATATTTTGAGTTTCTCCACTGGGTTGATAATTAATATTTATTCTACTTTTAAAAAATGCATAATCATTATCTGTATCCACGGCAGCTCCACTGTTAAAAGCTAATAGCTTTACATTTACAACTAATTGCCAAAAACTTACATCATGAGTAGTTACCCTTACAAGAGCTCCATAATCAGAATGAGTTTGAATAGCACCAGCAGCAGTTGTTTGCGATAATATAAAAGGATGAGTTGCGTATATATCTATTCCATGAACAGGAGTAAAAAAAGTATTATTACCTAAATCGTCAATAGTCCCTACATTTTTAGTTCCACTTCTCATATCTCTACCTATTGAATTATTTCCCCCATCTAAAGCAGCTTTATCAACATATGAAGCACTTGCAGTGCTAAAGACTTGCTCTCTTCTTCTTATAATACCTTCACTGGGTGGATTTGAATAGGGATTAATACCACTTGCATTTTTTAAAAGGTATGTATCCCTGTCTATCATTGATTGATTATAATCGTCTCCAACAATAGCTTCTGGCATACCATAATTCCAGTATGCGGCATTATTAGTAGAATGTCTATTAAAAATATGAATACTTTTATCATCTGTCCCAGCAGTCTCCGTCTCAAGGTAGATTGGTGAGCTTTCCCAAGTCTGATTATCATAGGCATTATTATGCCTTGATATTAATGTAAATTTTACAAAGTTTTGACACGCTGGGTGGTCGATATATTTAGCCCAAGTATCAGAAGATTTATCTGGGTAATTGTTAAGCTCAACATCTCTATAATACTCATTATCTCCATTTTGTTTATAAGGCTCCAAAGAGTTTTTTAAATGACAACACCCAGTTACATGATATACTAATACATCATAATCTCCAATACTTTGACCAAATCCAGTTCTGTCTTTATTGACTATTTCATAAAGGGAAACCTCATTTACATCAAAATGAGTATTAGCCGCGTCTTTATCAGCTGGGTCTAGTAAATAAAATATTAATTCATCTAAGTTTGTATTAGCAGGTATTACAAAATCTATACTAGAATTTGCCGCTGAGCTAAAAGTTGAAGCAGCTACGGCTGAGCCTGTGTATGAAGTTCCATCTTTAAACTTTACTTTTAAATAAAATTCTTCACTCCCCCCTATAGCCGAACCAGCAGTGCAATTAACTGTAAACCTGTATCTTCTTCCACTTCGAGTTTGCCATAAATGATTACTAGCGGTAAGGCCGGTAGTGCCAATACTAGTTGATTGAACTAATTTAATTCCTTCTTCATTTGCTGAAGCTCCTTCATTTTGAGGCTGAAAACGTAAAGCACCTCCAGAAGCAGTAATACCAGTAGTTCCACCGTCAAAATTTATCCACTCATGAGAAGTAGAAGCTAAAGTTGAATTAATATCATTACTTCCACCATTTGCTACTAATAATAAATTTCCATCTGAATTTATAGTAGCCGCAAAATTACTAGAACCTGCTGATGGGTCTATACCATCAAAAGGCGAATAATTATCTATATTTCTAGTTTGAGCATTAGAAAAATTATCATCAACTCTTGTAAGAAAATCATCAGTAGTTTCGTTACCATCATTCATATTTCTTACAATTATTGTTAAGAATCCGCTAAATATTCTTTCTGGTTTTGAAATCCTAGCATAAAAAGGAATATCAACCATTCTTCCAGTATAATGTAATCCCATTATATTTCCCTATCCACCTCGTAATACAAAAGTTGTTGACTCGTCTGCGAATTTTGCACTTTCAGTTGACATTCCAATCATGGAATAATTATTTTTGTAATCCGCTTCACCTCCAGCAATATGCTGCCCATTATAAGTTCCACCAGTTAATGTTTTCCATCTTATTCCAAAACTATCATAAGTAGTTTGTTCGTCTCCATGAGCTAATCCTGTGGCGGATGTAAAAGCGACTGGAGGACCGACTCTTAATCCTAAAGCAACATTGCCAATAGTCATTCTTCCACCTGTAGCATATAAATATTCTACATCAGTATTAAACTGCAATCCGTCACCAGTTAGCGTTATTCCTTCACCAGCGTCTTCAGTTGTTCCTAATTCAAAATAACTATTATTTGCCAATGAAGTAACTGTTGTCCCATCTATTTTAAATTTATTAGAATCTGATGTATCTACTCCAATTCTCCAATAATCGGTACTATTTGAATTAAATTGTATTGACGGGTCAACAGAAGATGCTGTTTTTACATAAACATCTCCACCCGCTGGGTCTAAAACAATATCACCAGACGAATCTAAAGTAATTGTAGTCCCGTCTAATTCCATTGTTCCATCAGCAGTTAATGTCATGTTGCCATTTGCCCCAGCATCATCTACAGTTGTTATGCTTAATCGACCATTAGGAGATGCGGCTATAGTGACAGTGTCATCTGTAGAAGGGGTCATTACTATTGAATCATCAGTTATTACAGTACTGCCAACAGTATATCCAGAACTTCCAGAAGTGACACCACCAGCAATAATAACATTATGAGAAGCATCTATAGAAAATGAATTATTAGCAAGTGTAGCATCAAAAGCATCATCTGTATTAATAACAAATGCATCTGCACTATCATCTATTCCCATTATGGTTTTTAATGTAGAATGACCCCAAGTAATACTTCTATCAGTACCGTCTGAATCAGCTCCAATAGTCATTACACTTGTCATAGCTCTTGAACCATTAATCAAAAGATATTGAGCATGGTCATCCGAGTTTAATCCATTTAAAGAGGCATGATGAGAAACTCCACTTGAGCCACCTCCTCCACCTCCAGTAATTCGTATAGCTGGCATTTCACCTGTAGAAGATATAGCTGTCCAATCTCCACCTTCTTTTAAATATTGAACTGTTCCAGAACCTTCGACTTTTCTAAAAGATATATCTCCATGATTTCCTTCTCTAGAATTAGGTTTTCCAGAACCAAAAGTAGGTTGTTGAGATTTCTGATGAAGTAATCTTCGTTCTTCTCTAGTTAATGCCATTATCTAATACTCTTCATTCTATAAACAATACTAATATCATTAATTTCAAATGTAGCAGGAACAGAACTTGTCCCTCCTTCTCTATCTATACTTATAGTAAATCCAGTATCTCCATCAGATGCATTTGTCCTGCTAGCGGAAGCAGCGTCTGTTATAATTACAGTATCTCCTTCTACTCTTGTTGTAAAATTAGCATGGTCCCCAACAGCTTCAGCTACAGCTATTGCAACAGATTCAGCGCTATCGTTAGTTTCAATTTCAGTTACTTCAATAGCCTGTGCATAACTACCACTTCCGCTTGGGGCTGATGTTCCACTATTATCAACATCTATCCAAACTCCAGTTTTACCACCAGCTCCATATATATCAAAATACTTTCCATCTAAACTATCTGAAGAATCAGCTACGCATTTTACTCGAGTAACTTCCGCCCCGGTACCAGTAGCTGAGAATTTTAATGCAAAAGAATATATATTATTAGCTTCTGAAGAAGTATTTGGCTTTAAAGTTGCTTGAACCCATTCCCCACTGCCAGCATTATCTAATACATTACTTGTAAAATTAGTACCATTTTGAAAAACTTTATCAAAAGTAGTTGTCCCATTTGTGTCATATTTAACTTGAACATTTGTAGTTGCTCCTGTTTTATATGTAACATATACTTTATAAATCTTTTTCCTTACTCCCGGTTCGCCAAAATCAATATCTTTTGTTTGATATACAAACCCAGAGCTTGCAGCTGCATCTGGATTCCAAGTCATAACATCAGAATCAGTATTACTTAAATACACTAAATCTTGATTTCCGTCTAATGCGAAATTAGTCATATTTGTATTAATAGTTATTTTAGAAGAACCTTTCATCCAAGCTCTTAATACAAAATCATATATAAAAACATCTTTATTCTCATTATTAATTAATAATTGTCTTTTCTTAGGAATGTATCCTATATGAGCAGAAGACATATCAGTATCATCTGTACCATCTTTTATGAATGTTCCCCAATCAGATTCACTTATCAACCTGATTCCGCTTTTTTCTAAAAGATTAGTTACTTGCCTCCCATCATAAAAATAAACACCAAATGAATTGAACCAAGCAATTCCATAATCAGTTTTAGTAACATGGTAATCAAATGCACATCCTTTATTTTCATGTGTATCTTCAAGAAAATCTACAGTTTCAGATACATTTATTACATACATTGTTTTTTCTTTAAATTGTAAAATTCTATCTGCAAATGCTTCTAATTTTACTATACTTTCACCATCATTTATTGTTACATCAACACTTCCCATTTTATCTGGAAAAATATCAAATTTATTAATTTGACTTTTTAACATTCTATCTGGAAAATTCTCACCAGTAGAACCAGATGGTTGTCTGATGTTACCAATATAAGTTCTACGACCATGCACAACAGCTGTTTTAAATTTAGCATCAATAGATTTAGTTACACCACCATACCCATTTATAGTTTTAAAAGTATCTATTGTATTAGCAGAGTCAGGTGTAATACCTTTTACAATAACACATGTTTTATAAAAAGCGTCCCCGCCAGGAGAGCCATCCCCAGTTACATTTGCCATAGAATAAGACATTGTATCCCCCTCTGGAAACCACTTAAATCCTTTATCGACAAAATCCAATTCACCTATTAAATAAAAATTATCATTTTCTTGTAATTTATAATATAATCTAGAACCAGTAATTCTTTTACTAATTGTATAGGCAGGAGTTCCAGCGTTATTAAAAGGATTAATATAGCTATCAAAATTTAAAAGGACTGAATCTCCTACAATATTTAATTTATTTACATTTCCAGAACCAGTGTCTGTAAATAAAAATGGTAAAGATTCTTGTTTTTCATCATCGTATAAATAACTGTGATAAAAAGAATAAAGGCCCGGTGGGTAGCCAGTTAAAGGAACATTTCTAGCAGTAACTGGGCCACTTAACCAAAAAGTGCTTCTAACTGTTGATGCTGAGCTTTTTGCATAAAAATACCATCTTAATAAATCATCTCCCAGAGTATAATCCCCAGCAACCATGCCTGAAGCTGAGCAAACTAACAAATTCCAACAATCAGGCTCTATCTCATCTTTATTCCACCTAAAACTAGCTTGACCTCCAGTCCCGTCATCTGCAGTGTTGTGATTAATAATAACTTCTCTAAGATTTGCATACTCAGCAGATACTATATAAAAACCAATAATAAAAACATTTTCATCATCTATAGTATATTCTTGTCCATTATCTACTATTACAGCAGCTGCCGCATTGCCACCTGGAGCATCCGCCTTAACATTATTATCTGCTATAAAAGGATAATAAGTTGCATCATCAGATAAAGTATGACTTGTCGTTGTAGTCCAAACATCGTAAGTATTGGCAAGTAGTTCTGTATATTGTAAACCAACTCTTAAATTAACACTCGCTATATCAGCCACATCTTCACCACTGACATCAGCTACATTACCTATATATTCTGAACTAGAAGAATTAACTCCATTACTATCAGAACCGGGAAATGGAGTAGATATTAAACAATTTCCTACAATTGGAGATTCTATTGGTTGATTTTCAGCAACCCACCCAACAGTGTCAGACGATGCTCCCTCAGAATCAGCCAATAACCCATCAAATCTTGGCGTTTTTATATATCCGAACCATTTATTTTTAATTGCATTATCAAATTCACCATCCCCTACTCTTAAATTACCATCACCAACATAAAAAACTGGTAAATCGCTATCAAATGTACCTGCCGTGATTTGATTAGTGTCCCAACCGTCACTATCCTTTATATCGATACCACTTTGATTATCATCGTAAGCGACAAGGAATGTTTCATTACCGTCACTTCCATCTAATTTCTTATCGCTATCCATAACAAACAATCCTCGATTTGGAAGTATTTGCAGTGTATTACTTGCAGATGCGTCTGTAGAAACGGAACCTAAAGTCTTTATTCTACCAACAGAATCTATACTAGCATCTACTAAAGAAGGTGATTCTATATCTTGTATATCTCTGGGGTCAGTATCAGAACTAATGCCTCCATGATAACCTTGAATTTTATATGTTCTCTTAGGCATTTCCTTCTTCGTATTCCATATCTTCTATAATAAGATTTTGAGCATGTTCTGGTAATTCACAAACAGAACAATCATCTTCTGTAAAATCATATTCAGAATTTTCATCGTGGTCAAATACGTCTATGCGCAATCCACCTTCAGTGCCTTGAATTTTCCCACCGTTTCTTACTCGTAGCTTTTGGTCAATGGATTCCTGTAAGGAATCATTCTGTTCAATATATCTTGGCGCTTTTTGCATCCTCCACACTCCTTTATTTTGCCACGAGTGACAGTTTTAATTACTCGGCTAACTGTGTCTCCTAAACCTTTATCATGCCCAAATAAATCAACTCTCTTAGACATTAGTAAGGCTTAGGTGGGGTTCGCCTAACTCCTTTTTTTAATTTTTTCCCCTTTCCTCTGATTGGGCTTGTGACTCCCCCATGAGCACTAGCTAATCCTTTTCTAGTTCTTGATAATTCTTCTTTAGGGGAAGTCCCAGCTTTTTGAGTTTCAGCAGGTTTTTTGTAGTCAATACAAGCAGTTACACTTGAATATCCTAATTTCTTCCATTCTTTTGCGCATGTTTTTTTATCTGGCATTATTTATCTCCTTTGTAAAATGGAGCTCCACCTTTAGTAAATTTGTATCCATGTTGTTTTGTTGTTTTAGTTCTTATTGAATACATAACCTTACATTGTCTTCTTTGCCCATCTGTTTTTGCTTTTTTCATACATTCAATCAATCTATTAGATGCACTTTTTTTACTTGGTTTAGCCATATTATATTTCCTTCTGCCTCCACCTGTTTTTAATTGACTACCTTTGCCTGTGTCAGGTGAAGATACATCAGACATTCCTATTACATCAGCCATTATAATCCCATTCTACTCATTACTTTGTCTATTTTTTCTTTTAATGACTCTACTTCTTCTAATAGATAAATAATAGATTCTTGGCATTCAACTAATTCTTTAGAAACTTTAGGAGCTTTTTTAACTACTTTTTTAGCCTCAGGCATTATATACCCAATTTTTTCAAGAGAACACCTTTAATAATTTTCCAAAGAGCCTCAAGAATAGCTTTTTCTGTTTTTTCACTTATGATTGGAATATCAACGGCTTTATTAATTTCGTCAATAATCTCATCTTTTGTTGAGTCAGCTAATAACTCATCTGCTATCATTTTCATTAACATATTATTTTTCCTTTATTTTTGTTGTTTTTAAATATAAATAATAAATTTGCATTACAAACATAATACACATTAAAAGACCTGATATAAGGTCTGTCCAATATACCATTCCGAGTCCTGTGCTTATTCCTGTTACTTTTAAACTATCCATTAATTTACACTCTGTGATTGTTTCACAGCTCCTTGACCGGGATTAAACCAACTTACAGTTTGAGATTCTTGTTGTTGGTTAATCATCATTTTAGAATATAATAAATCCAAATGCCTTACTAACATTCCCATTTCTGGCATATGTAAAACTAAATTAATTTGAGCTTGTTTAGGTTCTTCTTTTTTCTCAACAGGCTTTTGTTTGTATTGATTGTTATATATATCTGCTAAACTACTCATTTTCTTAACCTATCTAATTCCTTTTCCAAATAATCAATTCTTTGATTCTGTTTAATATCAGCTGGAATCTCTGCATTTTGATTTGCTTTAGCATCTTCTTCCATTCTACCAATATGTTCTTCATTGATGCTTACTTGATATTCCAAAAAAGATATTCGTGAATTTAACTCACCGTAACCCCAAACCATAGCACCAATTAATGCTATCGCTTGAAATAACATTGGCAATGAAATATTAAGACTGCTTGAATCTGATATAGGTTTAGTGTCTGCCATTTATTCTGCTCATTGAACCTTTTAATTCAGATACTTGATTATCTAAATCATTAATTTCTTTTGTAATAGCATCAAACTTTCTATCTAGTTTATCATCGCTAGTGTTCCATCTACCTATTAACTTAATAATCATTCCTTCCATGTTCTCTAAAGTTTCACTTTGTCCTTTGTTTTCAATTTTTAGATTTTCTAAGGCTTCTTGTTGCGCTTCGCTTTTTTTTGATAATGACATAACTAAATAAACAAACATAACACCAACTACGCCTATCATTCCCGCTTCGCCATATACTGCCATAAAATCCATTATTTTTTACCTCTTTTATTTTTACCCCAACTTAGAGGATTAATATTAAATTCTTTTTCATAAAACGCTACTTTTTCTGCTAAAGCGTCTCTTTGTGCTTTTTCTTCCAAGACATGTCTATCAAGTAAACTCCTAATCTGTTCATCTGCTGTAAATAAATTTTCTTCAAGTTTTCTAATTCTTGTTTCAATTTGCCAATAACCATAGACCAAAGCTGCGACAAGAACACATCCTTGAGCAAGCCATTTAAGGTTAATGCTAACAATGGCGTTATCGTCAAGAACAGTAGCCCTGTAACTTCTAGCGGTATCTGGCTTTCCATTCATTGAATCCTAACGTCTTCCCATTGTCCATGTAAAAAACACCAATTATCACCGTGCCTAACTTTATCAGCATACCAATGATTAGTTGAATCATGGGCAACAATTTCTATGTAAACAGTATTTTCTGTAGTATCAGATGGCGTTAATTCATGCCCAACGACACTCCAACCTGGACTGCAATTAATATTGACAATTATATTTAACAGTAAGATTATTACTTGTATTAGTTTCATATTTAGTATTGTTTTTAATTATAATATATTTACGAACTTTTCCTCCTAAGTCATAATCGTTTGGGTATTTTTTAACTAATTTTAAAATTTTTTTCTTCATGCTAAACCTTTAAGTGCTTAGATACTTCTGTAGTACCACTCATTTGTGGAACTATTCTTGATAATAATTCAGATTTAGTTTCACTAGAACCATAAGAGATTCCACGTTTATCATAAAAATCTTTTATTTCTGCTTTAGTATTTGAATCTGTAGGATAATCTGCTTGTGTAGTAGCTACTCCATTAATAACATGATGGTCTCCTATTATTAACCTACCATGTCCATCGCCATGTTTTTTAGCACATTCTGATACATAAAATTCTTCTGCAACTTTAAAACTATTACTTTTTTTAACTATTGTACCATCTACATCTACAAAATATGTGTAAGACGAAGGATAAGTCAAGGTTTCCGTAGAACCATCTGCATAAGTTTTTGTGCGCTTTGCACCTGGAGTTGTATTTCTATGAATCCTAACTCGATGACCTTGACTACACCTTCTTACAATCATGCTTCTGCTTCAGCCTCTTTAGGTTCTAAAGCCTTTTTAAGCTCTGCTAAACCTTTTTGAAACTTCTCTACAAACACTTTTTCACACTCAACTAATTGTTGTCGCATGAAAGCATTCGTATTCAGCTTGTTTTGTACATCCCTTACATGGTCTTGGTATAATCCAACCTGACCTGCAAGTTCTTTTTGTGAATCAGTCATATCTTCAATGATGTATTCTTCTCCATCGAGATTCAAGACTGGCTTTTCTTTTTTGTCTTTAGCCATTGTTTGACTCCTTGTGTTAGTTAATTATTTCTTTTCTAATTCTTCTACTTTTGCACTTAATTCTTGTACTGCTTTAATTAACGGAAATATAAGATTTCCATAGGTTAAGGTCTTAATGCCACTGTCTTGAGTGGGTGCATAAGTTTCTGTGTTTCCAACACCATGCTTTGCGAGTGCCGCTTCAACTTCTTGTGCGATTAATCCAACTTGTGTTTCTGTTGGGTCTTTTGGTTTCTCTACGCCATCTTCATCCCATTTACTATCTCGTATTTCATCTGGAAAATCTGCTGGATTTTTGTAGATATATGTTTTTAGGTTTAATTCGTTTATAAAATCAACGCCTTTTAAATCATAATCTGCTACATCTTTCTTTGTTCTTTCGTCTGAAGAATATGCAGTTATACTTGTGACTTGTGCCTTGATAGCCGAAACGCTTGTATTGCCTAATGCTATCTCATTATCTCCCGTACCCGTTGTTCCTTGACCTATTGCTATTTGATTAGATGCTCCACTTGCAGATACATCTGATTGATACCCAATGCAAACATTATTACTGCCCGTTGTGACTGTATCACCTGCAAAAGCACCCAAACCTGTGTTCTGAACACCACCTAAAACACCACCTAAAGAAGTTCTTCCGAAAGCCGCATTATTATCTCCTGTTGTGAGAGCTTGTAAACCATCTAATCCCACAGCAGTGTTATTAGTCGCTCCATTCATTACACCTTGCATTACACCAGAGCCAACTCCTGTATTAGATGTAGAAGGGTCGCCGCTCCAATCTCCATTTCCAGAATTTGCACCAATAAAGGTATTGTTGGTATTAGCGGCAGCATTGTCTCGGTACATTGCATTATAGCCAATTGCTGTATTGTTACTTCCCGTAGTAGTTTCTGATAGTGTTTGATACCCAACTGCTGTATTCGAGCTTCCAGTAGTCAATGCTGTGAGTGCTTGGTATCCTATAGCAATTGCTCCTCTGCTATCTGCAACATCTTCAGTGCCAGTAGATTGTAATGCTTCAAATCCAATAGCTACACACTGGTCTATGTTCCCTACACCAGCATCAAATCCTATTATAATATTATCATCGCAACCAGATGCGTCTATAGCTGAACCAGCTCCAGAGCCTATAACAACATTATTGGTTTCACCGCTATCTGCCGCTGATAAAGCATTGTAACCCATTACTGTATTATGAGAATTATTTATAAGTGCATCTCCTGCATGAGAACCTACTACTGTATTGCATTCTCCAGTACAAGCTAATAATGTGTTATATCCAAATGCGGTATTATGATTTGCCGCTACAGTGGCTTTTCCACTCTGATAGCCAACAAAAGTAGAATATTGACCTTCTGTAATAGCCACCCCTGCATTATATCCTATAGCAACTGTACCAGCGGCATCAGCATGATTTATTGCCGTTCCAGCACTTTCTCCAATTGTAACACAATAATTAGTAGTTGTTGCTGTTTTTAAACTATCCTTGCCAATCGCCACACTACTTCTACCAGTTGTCAAGTTTGTAGCCGCATCATATCCTATTGCAACATTGTCATCTCCACCTCCACCATTGCCAGTAATATCTGTCAATGCTCTGTAACCGATAGCAGTGTTATTTTGAGCTGCCGCAATAGTACCAGTTCCCATCGCAAGTTCACCAATCGCTACATTGTAATCAGCACCTACATCTGAACCCCCATCATTAAAAGCACTTTTTCCAAAAACTGTATTAGATGTGTTGCCATCATTATTCGACAGCGAGATTCGGGAGTTGTCATCAATGACCATGCGAACATTACCCGAACCAGCTTCTATCTTAGTCACGCCATTTGTTTGGCAAGCACCGATTGTGAATACACCCGTGCTTTGAGTATTTGTAATTCTTGCGGCTTGTGTATCTTCAGCACAGCCAAATATAATCTTTGCTGTGGCATCGTGGTCAGAAATAATACTGATGCCTGCGGATGTGCTTCCTTCAACAACTAACTCATCGGCATCTGCATGAGCACCAGAACCACTATCTGCACTGGCAACGTGCAATTTACCCAACGGAGTGGCAGCATCTGAGCCAACACCAACAGTTGCATCTTTAGTGAGAGTCATAACTGTATTTGTCGCACTACTGCTTGACACAAAGATGCTCATATCGCAAGGAACTTTAGTTCCAGCAGAACCATTTTGGATTACTTGTATTCCAGCTCCAGTATCAAAATTACTGCCGTTATCTACTCCTTTAAAATTAATCGTACCTAAAACAGTATCATCATCTGTTTCAACTGTATTACTTGCATGATTAGAGTGCCGAATATCTAATGATGCACCATGTCCAACAGTTGTGCTGTATGTATCAAGATTAACTGAGTGACTTGCACTAGCAACTTTGGATTCAATATTCCCAGAAGAATCAATCGTCATCCTAAGAGTGCCATTTGTTCCAAAATAAACTGAAGCGTTTTCGTTATTCCATATTTGACAATTTTCTGAATTGTCTTGCCCGATTACAATACCATCACTAGCACCAGTACTGGAATCAGTATTAGAAAATCGCATAAAGGAACCACTTGATGATGCTCTATGTATATGGAGTCTCTCATTATTAAAAGTGGATGTTCCTATACCAACCTCACCAGCAGATGAAATCCTCATTTGTTCAGCTTCAGTATCATCCTTAGATGTTCTAAAACTTAGAAAACCAGACCTTGTGGTTCCGCCAGAAAAATTCTCTTCTCTTCCAACTAATATTCTTGATGCCGTTCCACCATTATGCCTAAATCTAAACCCAACTAATTCATCTGTTGAATCTCCAGCGGCACTATTATCAATAATTACCTCTGTAGCACCACCATCTGATGCACTTACGATGTGGAGAACATCACCGGGAGAATCAGTACCAATCCCGACCTCGCCTGACGAGTCAATAACCATAGATGGGTCAGCATTAACTCCAGTGCCACCAGCATTTACTTTAAATTCCAAGCTACCAGGCATTTGATTGTTAGCGGCTGTTCCATTAATCACGGCTGAAATCATTGCCATTTCTAAATATTGGTCTCCGTCATAGCCATGCCAAGTAATGTTTCCAATTAAATCGTCATCATCAACTAAATTATCTGACAAGTCTGCTTTTTTAAGGTGTATTCTTGGGTAATGAGTATTGCTTGAAGATAAAAGAGTAAGCTCTGCTTTGGCATCTCCTTGTACAATTTCCAAATTACCATTTATTATTTCATCATAATTACCAGAGCCATCACCATTTACAGTTAAATCACCATTAATGGTTAGGTCGCCAGATATTGTACCGCCTGAAGATATTGCATTTGCTGTTGTTGATATAATGCTACTTTTCATGATAATACCATCCTAACTGAACAATCAGAAGTTTTACGTTCTAACCAAAGATATATAGTATCGCCTAATCCTCTAGGGATTTTTAATGAGTATATAGTATCTCCGCCCATTAAATAAAATGCATTAGCTGGGGCTAAAGCATCTGCGCTAGAATCTGTAAAATCAAAATATAAATCCTCATCAGTCATTATGTGAACTGTATGATAAGATGATACATCAACTGATTCTGCTGAACTACCAACAGTGTTTACGGATTGAAGTGACCAAACAGCGGCTGAATCTGCATTTAAAGATTCGTGAGCTCTGAATTTTTGTAGATTTGCCATATAATCTCCTTTATTTGTTTAGTTGTCTTGCGAGGCGAGATGTCTCCTTATACAACTTAAATTTTTATTTTACTGCGAAAGGCCCGGCTGGAAACGCGACTGATATGTTCCTTTTGTTACTTTCGTTGTCGCCTAATTTACTATAGAACTCTTTCATAAAATATTCTTTTTTATCCATTTCTCCATCTCTTTCTGCTAACATTGCTTTACAATAATCAATAATTGCAAGACAAAGCATTTTATTAAGATTGATATGGGATGTAGCAGAAGGAGAAGATTCTTCTTTTGGTATTTGAGTAATTGAAACTCTTTCGCCAGTATTTTCATCTGTTAATGTAGAACCAGAAACAATCATATTTGAATTACCACTTCCACTAAAACTATCAATAGTATAATCTGCGTCATTGCTGGCAGAACCCCTTACTCTAATTTTGTCACCTGCTGCAAATCCGCTTGTTGCATCCCAAAAATTATTAGTATTGTCTGTAGTTATTCTTGTACCAGAAAGAGCAAAACTTATATCAGTTCCACTTGCATATGCAGTTGTTGTTTCTAATGCTTCAGCTACAAATGGTTCACTAACTCTTGTATATTCTATTCTTAACCCTTCAGAAATATCTTCATCTGGGTACATTAATTCTTTATCATAGGATTGAAATACTCCAGATTGAGTAATTCTTTGAGTACTTGAACCCCCTTGTATTTTATATATAAGAACTTCCCTACCTCTTAAATAATAAAACCATTCTTTATCTACATATGAACTCATGGTGAAGTATCCTCAGCTAAATAATGTGGTTGAGTTGTTAATCTTCTAATTTTCTTATATTTACTATCACTTGTATCTTTAACTGATATATTCTCTAGAGAAACTAAATCAGCTGGAAGTATATATACATTATCTGTACTATTCACAGATTTAATCAAATCTCTCTTAGTAGATTCAACTTTTTCTTTTGTATTGCTTTGTATTAAATGGATTGCATCTTTTATCCAAGCAATAGCAAGAGTTTCCTCTTTGATATTAAGACGCTCCATTACTTCTAAGACTGTCATAATTCTATTATAGCGTATTCTACAGCTTGAGTTCCACTGCTTGATATAGCGTGCAACGCAGTTTGTGAAGATGCTTTTAAAAGACAAGATTCACCTCCATACAATCTACATATATTATCATCCCCATCTACAGCTGCTGTATCGTGAGCAAATTCTACATATAAAGATGTATCTGTGCCTAAATTTTTTAAAAATATCCATCCGTAATTTGCAACATCTTCATGAGTTATAATATCTTCAGAAGAAGCTCCTACTTGCTGAACTCCCGTTACCCAAGCATCTCCAGTCATATCATCTGTAAAGTTTTCTTGTCTTGTATATTTAGCTCCGTTCTTTTCAGCCGTAATTGATAAATTAATTTTTATTTCATTTGCCATTACTTACCTCTTTGTAATTCTACTACCTTATCTAAGGTTCTTGTATTATTTTCTATATAAGTTTTTATTTCAGACATTGCCCAATTGTAATGTTGAGCAGATAGCTGTAAATAATGACTTAATTTAACACCATTTTCAGCTTGCCATTCAGAGATTTGTCCTTGATTTAATTGAACTGTCTCATTAATTCTTGCTTGATAGTCTTGTAATTCAGAACCAAACTCAGCCTGAGCAGCTTGAAGTTTTGCAGTATACTCTCCAATTTGAGATTGTATTGCACTTACTCTTGAATTAAGCATTTCTGAATCTTCTTCAGTTGTAATCCAATTTTCTACATCGGACCAATCTGGTTGTTGTAATGTGGGAGGGGTAAATGTCGGGGGAGTTTCTTTTCCCCAAGAAAGACTAGGAAATGTAGTAGAAATTGCTAATGCAGTAAATTCTCTTGAACTTGCATAATTAATAACTGCATTTCTTAAATCAGAATCATCATCTATTTTAGAATGGTCTACATAAAATACATATCCAGCATTACTACCATCCGTTACAGGAGCAAAATGAACCGCTCCTTGTTTATGATACCAAACGGGATGTGTAGATGTTGCTTTCTTTAAACTAGATGAACTCAAAGCAAAAATTGATTCGGACAATGGTATTTCTTCACAACTATATCCATTTCTTTGAACATCTATTATAGAATCAGTAGATGTAAGAGATATTGCACTTCCGTCCGTAGAAGCTGAAGTTGCATTTTGAGCCCATGTTAATAAATCTTTTGGAATACTCGCAGCTACATATCTTTGAGCATCCTCAACACTATTAGC